AAAGCGCAGTCAGAATGGAATACGTTCCTGATGGACGGCTTGGATGCGCTTGGCCAGTCGGCAACCACTACAATAGCCGGATTGGCGTCTGGCACAATGTCAGCAACAGAGGCGATGCAGAATTTTGCTAGCATTATTCTGAATCAGGCGGTTGGGGCTTTGGTTAGCATGGGAATTGAGGCGCTAAAAAATCAGATGGTAGGGCAGGCAGCAGCAGCTACCAGCGTGGCAACCGCATCAGCAACCGGAGCAGCAATATCATCTGCATATGCAACACCAGCTTTTCTTGCTAATACAGCGACAATGGGCGGTGCGTCAGCTACCGGATTAGCATCACTGCAAGCCGGGGTTGCATCATCACAGATGTTGGCACTGGCTGGCGCTCGTCAGTTTGGTGGCGGCACTAATGCTGGTAGCGTTTATCGACTTGGCGAAAACAACACACCAGAGGTATGGAAAACTAGCGCTGGTATGTTCGGCGTGGCTGGCGATGGCGGCAATGTTACGCCATTGAAAGACCTTGGTGGCGGAGGCGGTTTCAGTCAAAACGTAAACATCACAAATACAGCAGGCGCAAATGTATCAACCAACTCAAGCGCAGATGGCAAGCAATTAAATATCATGATTGACCAACGGGTAAGTCAATCAATACGCAAAAAACAAGGCTTAATCTCTCGCTCATTCAGAGACGCCACAAACACCACATGGAGAGCAAGATAATGGCAATAGTCGCCTATCCTGAAAACGTACCACTGCCATTATTGACTGAAACTAGCCGTTCGCAAGCGGCTACGTTTCGCTTGTATCAGCCACTGGCTGGCCCAGCTAGACCTAAAAAGACATCCAGTGATGCACCAGTGCAATATGATATCGCGTGGAGAATGTCACGACTCGGTGCGCAACGCTTTACGGCATGGTTTTATAGTCCAGATGGATTAAACCAAGGCAGAAACACGTTCACGGTAAAACTGAATACTGAATTTGGGTTGCTTGACCATACAGTGCAATTGTTGCCGGATAGCCTTGTGCCATGCACGACAGAAGGCTCGACAGTTTACAGTTACACGGCATCCGGCATTGTTCGCGCACTACCGATTCCACAGGTTTACTTTGATTCTTATGACTTATTGCAATCTGATTACTACACGCAAGCAGGGCTGTTTGACTTGATTGTTAATGATTATTTGCCGATTATTTAAGGTGCTACGATGACATCAAACGCCACAATATGGACAACAGCGAACCCAATAATGGAGTTCGACACTATGATGATAAGTCATAGCTCGTTCTCTCCGGTTTATGTTGTTTTCAATCAATACGATTCTGTTACGCTTAACGGTAACGAATATTTGCCATGCTATGGCGAGATAACATATCCAGTGGTAGATGGTGAAACTACGCCAGAAGTTCAGGTAGATATGGCTCGCGCGGTGGTTGGTGATGAAATCGAGACGCTCATTAAATCCATTCCGCCGTGGAAAAGAATGGTTGAGCCGGTTATTGCGACATTTCAACACTGGTCAGAAGAAAACGGCGGCACGTTGATGTTTGGTTATGAGCTGAACATAAGCAGTGAAGGTGTGTCGATGTCGATTGATTCGGTAACCATAAAAGCGCAAAAGTTAAACCAGATGACGCGGTCAGTGGCTAGATTGTATGAAATCACAGAATGGCCGGGCTTGCAGAATATATAAGGAATGCACCATGACAGAACAAGAATTCATTTCGTATTGGGTAGGAACTCCTTGGCTTGAGCGTGGCAACTCAACGCAAGGTATCGACTGCTGGGCGCTGGTTGTGCGTTATTACAAAGATGTTTTAGGCATCGAGCTTTTCAATGACTACGATGCAAATTTCCTGCAAGGATATCTGCAAGAGGTGCAACACTGGAAGACAACAACAGCAAAACAAGGCGTCGCATTTATGTGCTTTGACAAGCTAACACACGAACCTTGTCATGTTGGCGTAGTCGTCGGAAACGGTAAATTCATCCTGCATTGCAAGAACACTACAGCTCACGGCGCTACACGGTGCGATAGACTCGCAGCCATGTTAAAATTGTATCCAGACATGCAATTTTATGAGTATATCGGATGACAAGCACAGCGCTAGTTGAGCACATGAAAAGCAAAGGTAAAGCTCTATTAATTATCGACGGCATTGCACGACAAAAGCGTTATGAAATAAGCACCGGAAAAACATGGGTTGAGCAAGTTATCGCGCAGGCTGGACAGTTCGATCCAAAATTTACCGAGCTATATTTCAACGGAAAGAAAATCAGCAATGACGATTTTTTGTTTGATGCTTACCCTAAATGTGGTGATTCGTTAGTTATTAAAACCAGACCGCAAGGGTTGGAAGGGTTAGCTCTTTACGCTGTAATTGCAGCCGTGGCTGTCGCAGCATCAGTTGCAATAATGATGTTAATGACAAAAAAACCATTAACATCTGGAACTGGAAAGCAATCACCAAACAGTAACTTCACTGGTCAGTCAAACGCAGCCCGCCTTTACGAGCAACGGCCTGATATTTACGGCATTGTACGCGCATATCCAGACATTATTTCAGAGGCGGTAGAGGAATATAACAGTAACAACCGCAAGGTGTTAACCCATTATTTAAACGTTGGGCTTGGTTATTATGAGTTAACAAAACCGCGATATTCAGACAGTAATGTTGCAAACTTTGCCAATTCTGAATACACGTTTTACCAAGCTGGTGAAACAATTCCGCTTGTCTATGAGCAATATTCATTCAGCGAAATTGACTCAGCTGGACAGGAATTACTGGGAACCAATGAAATTGCTTACGTTACTGGCGACCCGTTTTACACGGCAACACCAGCATCAACTACATCAAGCGTTACGATGCAAACTTTCACGGTTGTTTATGCCAATCCAACACCAGGTACAACACCAGATTTAGGAGGAGGCGGACAGCTTGGCGCGTGGTGGTTAAATAGAGATGAACTGACTAATGAAATGCAAGGTGTCGCCATTAAATACACCTACAATCGAGAAGTAAGAACACAAACCGGCGTAGACGCATTCGGAGACCCAATATATAGCTACATTTCAACAGCAACTGAATACACAAGCCAGTCGAATACCATTACCTATGACTCACTTTTAGATCGATTCACGATTACTGCAACATCATTCACTGGATTACATACTGACCGCTATTACGTTGGCGCTGTTGGTATGTATCAAGTAGAGGCAGCATGGGCAGGATGGTACACGTCAAACGTTAGTGGCACAGAGCTATGGTTTAACTTTGTATTCCAGCAGGGTCTAAAAGGCACTGCGAATATAGCCATTGAACACCAGAATACTGATTCAGACGGCAATCCGACAGGGCCGATAGTTCCTGCCACGGTTTCATATTCGCTTGATACATTTGACGACTGGTCATTTACGCACAAAATAGCCGGATTATCTGACTCATACAGACGCACACGACTAAAACGAACAAACAATGCCAGCACCGACGCATCAAAGCCAAACATGGTGAAGGTTGAGAAGATATCAGCGATGATAAAGCGCATAAACGTAGTGCATGCTGATGATACGCTTTGGGTTGTAAAGACGACAGCCAACAACCAAACTGCCGGCACAGAAATGAAATTTAACGTCATGGCTAGCCGTAAAATGATTTGGTGGGATGGTTCTACTGTTCGAGGCTGGAATGCGACAACCAAAAAAGAAATACCATCCGACATGCGAGCAAGCCAATTCTGTGCCGATGCAATCTTGCACAACTGGATTGTAATGGGTGGAAATACGGTTGACGGAATTGATGTTGAAGGGCTTTATGAAATCCACGATGCACTTTACGCACAAAATACAGAGCTAGTTAGATGCTCCGTAACATTCGACGATAAAGACCAGTCATTGGGTGACCGTATCGTTACCATTGCTAACCTGATGCGGTGCGAAACATCGTTCGATGGTGACAAGTATTACTTCGTGCGTGACGAGCATCGCTCAGTTGTTGTTGCTCAGTTCGACGGTAATAACATCGCATCAGATGGTTTTAGCCATACTCATAGTTTCTTGGTTGCTGACCAAGTAACAGGAATCAAATTGCAATGGGTTGACGTTGAAGGAAAGAACAAAAAACGTTATATATATTTAACATTAGATAGCAACGGAAACATCATCGAAGGCCAATCAGCACATCCTAATGAAATAGAATTCACCGGTTGCTGTAATTCAACACAGGCCTATGACCGCGCTTATTATGAAATGCGTAAGCTGATTTACCGCAATCTAACCGTGCAATTCGACACTTTTAATGAAGGCTTTATCCCTAGACATGGAGATTTAGTGCGTTACGTTGATTATGCCAACGAGTACATGTTTAACGGTGAAATAATGTCTATCACCATCAATACTGACGGCTCCGTGACTTACGCGACCAGCGCAGTTATTGAGTTGGAAAGCGGTGTAACGTACTCAGCAATCTGCAACAATTCATCGGGATCAGCTAGTACCGATGGATGGGAAACGGTGACGGCATGGGATCGCAATTCGTTCACTGTTGCATCCGCACTCGATGGTGCATTCATCGCCAACGGTGACGATATTCGCATCGGCTCACGCTACATCATCAGCAAGCTAGTTGAGAAATCAGCAAACCTGTTTTTGATGACAAAAAAAGAACCAAACTCAGACGGAACAATTAACATTGAACTGCAAAATTACGATGAGCGCGTTTACGGTTAACACCGTGATATAATGCAGTTAAATCAATAAAGAGGCTTCAATATGTACGAAACAGGAAATCCAGTGCCATCAGCCACATTAGAAGATATGGCGGATAATGCGCAAACTTTCGATGCATTAGTTACAAAAACAGATGGAACAACAACTGATCGCAAAGGCGTTAACCGACGAGTATTTCAGCAAATATTGATGGATATGGGATTCCAGCCTTTAGCTGGCTCATTTCAAACTGGCGCAACAATCACAGCAAGAAACCAAACGCTTTATGATGAGGTTTCTCATGTATTTTATGCGTGGGGAGGAACAATTCCTGTTGGCGGGTACGTTGTTCCAGCCGGATCAACTCCTTCAACTTCTGGCGGGGTTGGCGTTGGTGCGTGGGTTGATAAGACGGATTTGATGTTGCGAAATGAGCTGTCAACAGTTGTAGGAGCAGGAATGATTGGAGCGGCGGGTGGTGGCACGGTACAAGATGCCATATCCAGCATCGATAACCGATATCATCTAAGTTGTGCAGATTATAAAAACACGCTAGCGGACGGCGGTGGCGCGTCACTGAAAATTGAGTGCTGGGGTGACTCTACAATGTGGGGATCAATCTCAAATAACGCAGGGGTACAAGAAGTAAAAACCCCTGTGGTTATGTTAGACGAGACGCTTTGGCAGCTATATGGGCCAAACAATCCGACTGTAGTTAATAAAGCAATACCCGGTACAAATCTAAACTCGATGATCTACGGTCTGCATTTGTACACAAAGCCATTTGACCAAGAAATGGCTGAATCAACAGCAAACATAATATATTGCAATCACGCGCAAAATGACTGCAATAGCTATGCGAGCACAGTTGAACAATTCAGGGCAAACTTGGTTAAGTTTGTTGATATTTGCCGCAAATACGGCAAGGTTCCTGTTTTAGTTACACCTAACACCACTTATGTTGCTGCCGCAATAACAGAGGCAGCAAACAAGCGCCTACCCGCGTTTGTTGACGCCATTCTGGACGTGGCAAAAAAGATGTGCGTCGATTTGGTCGATAACTATTACTATTTCCAAAAAACTGAACGGAGTGTAAAGTCATCTGATTTGGTTCCTGATGGCGTTCACCCGTCGACAAAAGCTTATGGAATGGCAGGAAGAAATTTGGCAATCCCACTTGTCTCCGCTGCCATGTTAAACAAACACTATGACGGTCATGGTTTATCAAACTTGTCATTTAAAGATGACATTACAAACTCTCGCACTCTACAGTCAAACTCGGCTACTAAGTATGGTAATGTTTTGATTGGTCAATCCGACGCAACTGCGCAGCGCATACAACTTCCAGTGGTGCTCGATAGCCCAACTGACGACAACGTCCTTGCGTTAAATGTTTTGTCTTGGACTGATGGCGGGTACATGAAAGCAATTCACAACGGAAGTATTTCAGACAATGATTACTCCGGAGCGCTGGACATACTCAACGGGTTATCAACCGAATATAACTCACTAGTTGCACCCTCTGTTTGTGATTTATATGCTGGGCTACATATTGTTGGCGTTTTTGCTGGTGCCGGGCTTACTCCATCATCGAATAAAATTTCATTATCTGGCGTAACGCTGATACCAAGGCTAGAAACAAAGTCACTTGTCCCACGCGAAACTGTGTTAAGCAATAAAAACACAGAACGGAATGTGATGATTGGAGACAAAATAACTTTTATAGAATCAACTGGCTCGGCTGATCAGTATATTTTACAACTGGCTCAAATTGCAGCCGATACAGCTCCATGGTTCTACATCGCAAAAATAGGTGCTGATTTAATCGTCAATCAATATGGAGCCCAAACAACAATCGTTTCGGGAGTGGCTTCTGGTCCGCATGAGTTCTCTGTCACAATAAATATCGACAGGACTATTACAGTTAAATGTGATGCATCAACCATCACCACCGCTGCTGCGTCATCTGGAGCCCCACTGTCATATGTCACTAGCTACAGCAGGCAAGGGAATATCTCATACACAATAAGCAGATAAACAGATAAACAAAAGCCCTATCACGGGGCTTTTTCTTCTTCGTATCGCTTAATTTCTTTTTGTTGCCACTTAATTATCTCGTCTGAATCTCCATTTGCTTTATCTATTTCTGCCCGCAATGCTGGCACCAACTCGTCAACGCATGAGCCAAACTTCAAATTACTTGATTCAATCTGTTGAGGCCTTGGTAGCATTGACTCCGGAACTGTCACCACTTTTACTTTTGTCATTGTTAGCGTGACAGGCTGTGTTTGATGGCTGCATGATGCAGATAGCATCAATAGCATCAGCAGGAATAGTTTGGTCATAGCATGGGAGTCCTTTTATCTGATTCTTGATAGAGAATTTTGTCTTTTGCAGCTCATCTGCAATATCGTCGTGCATCTCTCTGATTGCTTTCTGAGTATCATCAATGCTTTGCTGTGTTTCAACTTGCTTTGAGATTGTTTCGTTTAGTGATGCGTTTTTGCTTTGTGCATCAGTGAGATATTGCTCTAGTTTTGTTTTGTCTTCTTTTAGTTGTTGGTTGTCGGAGTAAAGCGATTTTGCAGCTAGAAGCAAAACAAGTAGAGCAAGACCAGTAGCAAAGTAAATGTATTTGATCATGATGACTCACCCTGCTTAACTATGCGCGACATCAACACAATAGCGAACAATAACGAATAGGCCCACTGCGGCATGTTGCTTCCGTAGTATTCATTAACAGCGGCAACCACTACGCCGATAGTCGCGGCATGAACTGAAAACCACTTGTAGCACTGCCGCCAATCGTCAAGTAGGTGCGCGTTGAACCAGTTTTTTAGTTTTTCAAACATAAATCAGACTCCGCTTTTGCTCTACGAACAAGGCCAGGTAGAACCGTTTTACCGGCATAAATGTATTTAAGCATTGACTTGCATGAGTTAGCTTTATCACCAGCGTTGGCATATTTAAGCACTGATGATCGCTTGAATGTGCCACACCCTTTGTTGAATGCGAATGACGTGTACGCATCAAATTGACCTTGCGACACCTCTGCTTTCACGCTATCAATGACGCATGTTTCAGCCTCTTTGATATCAGACACCCACAGCTTTGCTATTTCTTCGTTGCTGTATGTTTTATTTAACTCGATATCAGAACCAGTGTGACCAATCCCGACAGTTAAAACCTTTGCTGGGCAATAATAACTCTCGGCTTGGCATGATTCAAAATCACCAATAAGCCGCAAACCATCTTTTGATGTGTGCAGCTCATTACCGTGATTTGCCATGATAATGACTATGATTGCCGATATCGAGCATGCAGCAATGGTTTTCTTCCGCTTAACCGCCATTTACTCAATCTCCACCAGGTCAATGCAATACGGCTCAGTATCAATATAAACAAAAGCCGAGTCAGCACCAGTGATAACGCCGTGCTTTGGCGCTTCTTTTGTAATACGAAAACGCGGCATCGTGAATACCACTTCTTCACCAATCAGAGATTTAAAAAATGTTGTTTTATCCACGCTTATTCTCCAATAAAAAAGAGCGCTATAAACCGCGCTCTAGCCAAAACTGCATTAATCGAAAGTAGTTATAGGCTTCTATGCCGTTAACTGCTTGCTGCTGCATACGTTCACACCATTGGCTATACATCAAAACCGCACTCCTTTAGCATCCTTATAGCTGTATTATAACAGCCATTGCAAAACAAGTCGGCGTATTGTTGGATTGCACACTCTACGCGCTGCATTGTTGTTGCCTCATGCCAATGGTCATCATGCGATGCGGAATGGTGAATGATGTTTTCGGGATACGCACTTTTGATGCGTCACGATGTCTTGTTAAAACCTGTAATTTACTTTTAGGCGGACGATTGTGAACTGGAATACCTTGTTGGCGTAGGTACTTGTTAATTGTCGGCGCTGTCATGTGGTATTTATCAACAATGTCTTCCATTTTCATGCCGTATTCATAGTCATCAATAATCAACGCCAGGATAGAATAATTCATCTTAACATTCGATTTATCGCGGTTACGCTTCATGGCTGCATTGATATCATCGCTATTTAAGTCTGATAACCGCGCGCTAATTGTATCTTTGCTAACGCCGTGTTTATCTGCAAGTGTAAACATGGTGATTTTACCGGCGCAATAATCCTGCAATTCTTGCTTGGTGAAGTTAACTTCCTTGCGTTTTGTGCCCATCTCATTTATTCCATCCGTTACGATTAATCAACTCGCGCATTGACTCTCTAACGCGCTCCAGCTCGCTTTCTAGCGCTTGCTCTATTAACTCATGACATTGCATTAGCTTGTCAGCATCATTGCTGCAACGCGCTAATATCATGCGTGTTGTTTGCGTGTAGTGCTGCTTGTAGCATTCTAGTGGTGTTGTTTTGGACATTGCACTATCTCCACATCGTTTTCATGTTAAAGCACAACTGAATTCTGTTATCGCAAAATTTAACTTGTTTATCAGTCAATGCAGCATCACGCGCTTTCGTATAAGCACTAATAATTTGGTTAACTTCACCAACAAAAACAACGCTGTTTTTATCAATGTGCGACTCAAGATAAACCGCTTCATTAATCAGTGATTTGTATTTCTCTTGCAGCGAACTAACTGAAATTTGCGGCTTAATAACCACGATTTCAGATGGTTGCAAACCGTCTTTATCGGAAAACTTTGCGCATGACTTATGCTGCTTTGTTCGTGGCTTTACTGGCTTATCCCGCGTGGCATATAAATCGTCATGCCAGATTTCTTGTTCCATTATTTGCTTCCTTGCGGTTTTTCAAGGCGCTTAATTTCAGCCTCGGCATAGAATTTGATTTTCTTTGCATCTCGCAATTTGTCACTGTGCTCAACTAACCCATAACGATAGCAAGCTCGGAAAATCTCACCAATCTGGCTATTCATATCGCGGTGGCTGATTAAGTCCTGCAACTCATTTGCGCCTTCTGGTAACTCATAATATGACGCTGTTGAGCCGTCTGATTTTGTTGTTTGTCTCACAAATCCTATGAGAGACAAATCGTTGCATGTTCCTTCCATGTTTTTTAGCGCAGTATGAAAATCAATTCCGGTATTGTTTTCAACAACAACCTTACAAGGCTGAATGTCTTTAGCTTGCTTATCTTCTGGAATGTTTGTTACGCCAATATTCATTGCTCGCTCACGGAATCCAGCGCTTAAATCAAGCTCACCTGTATTAACTACTGGCTTATTCTTTTCATTATAAGCATCAACAAACTGCTGCTTTGTGATTATTGTGCGTTTATGGTTTTTACATAAACAGTTAATTGATTTTATTTTAACTTCATCACTCCACTTTCCATTCCAAAAACCATCATCTGTTAAATATGTTGGTTTTTCACTGAAAAAATAAACATATTCAGTGTCATCCTGAGCAGCAAATGGATATCCATTGTCCCATTTTTCCGGCGTAACACCAGCATCCAGCATTAACTCAATCAGTGTTTTCTTTTTTGCTGTCATCTCATTAACTCCGTTATTTAACTATTACAAATAGTAGCACAACATGTGCTGCAATCAAGGATTATATCGTTGTTTGATAAAATTAATTGCAGCCTCCCATCCTAGCGCAACGCACACATGAGAGCCTAACTTATGGCACTGCAACAGATATTCCTGCTGACCAGATTGCCAATGGCTTTGTGTGTGGTCTAGCCGCTTTAACTCTATAACAAATGCTGGAGTACATGGTATAACAACATCGCTTGCGCCAGTGTTTAACGCTCCGCGCAGCTTGTCCTGCTTGGCTTTGTAAAAGTCTTTACCGGTTCGCCTTGCTTCATTTTTTGGATGTACAGCAATGGCATGCAATTCAGGAAACTGAATGCGCAACTGGTTAAAAAATGTAACGTGCTCCACGTCTTCAAGTGGACATTCACCGCGATAATTAACGTCGCCTGCAACACGTAACCATGATTGAAATTTCATTCTGTTACTCCAAAATCTAAGCCGACAACATCAAAGTATTTACTGTTTTTTTGCTTCTTAAACATTATTTTTTCAGGTTGTTTTGCTGTAAATCTGCGTTGATATGCATCAGTTACACCCCCTAATATTTCACCGAATGCAGACAGGCAAAACTTATTCCATTTGCTTAATAGCCAAGCTGAATCGCTTTCTGGATGATACCATTCCATAAGTGTTGATGGTTTATCTGCAATCATATACTCAACGCGCAATGATTCAGGTTTGCCATCTTTGCCGGGCCAGCGCGTAAAATTCCACATCTGAACATCTGCAAAGCGTACTCTGTATGGATCTTTTTCCATCTTAAGCGCTTCTTCGATAAGTTTGGTGTTCGGGTCAACTATTTCCGATTTGCACTTCGTGCAATATCTCGCTGCAATATCATTCTCATGTCCGCAATCTTCACACACTTTGAATGACCACTTATGTGAGCATTGCGTGAATCGTCCGCCGATAATATGAAACCCTTGGCATCGTCTGCCGTAGTGTGCCGGCAGGAATTTACCTTCTTCTGCTTCAATGCGTGAGCCTGCCAAATCAACAAAATATCCTTCCGAGTCAATGTCGAAACCATCTGGATTAAACCTCGCTGCAAACTCGTTATGATCCCCACAAGTTGGACAAATAACCGTCATCGGTGAAGATTCTCCCTTGCGCGTTGCGCGGATTTCTGGATCAAAAATATCGCCATGAGGAAAGAAGTAGTCTATGTTTTCAGCATAATCCAAAAGCATACAGTTGCTCTTTCCTTCAAATAATCGCATCCCACGTCCTACGCATTGCTGAAACAATGATGCAGATTCAGTTTTCCTAAGCATTGCAACAACATCAACGCAAGGTATATCAACGCCTGTTGTTAATGCACCAACTGAAACTAGATACTTAATTTTCCCGTTTCTTGCTAAAGATATTATTGATTCTCTTTCTTTTTTTGTTGTCTTACCTGTAACTATCTTGCTCAATTCAGAAGGCAATGAATCCATTGCTTCTTCTGCATGTTGTATTGTTGAGCAGAAAATCATAACGCAATTTCTATGCTTTGATTTTTCAACTACATCACTGATTATTCTTGCAGTCTTCCTTCCTTGACCTATAAACGCCACATCTATACTTTCTTTTGTCCATTGGCCTTTTTTGTCCATAACAAGCCCACTTGTGTCATACTTATCATCAACATAACCAACCACAGGTTCAGTCAGAAATCCTTTTGCGATAAGAAACCTAGGCTCAATGGAATAAACTAGCTTTGAAAAATATGGGTCTATACATTCTTCTTCTGTCATAATTCCTTTTATGTAGTGATCGCGGAAAATATACCCTGTATTCATCCTGAACGGTGTTGCAGATACGCCAACAACTCTTAGCAATGGATTGCTTTCTCGCATTTTATCAATTATGTCTTTTATACTCGTAGTTAACATGTGGCATTCATCAATGAAAACTGCAGCATAGTTTTTGAATTTTTCTATTGATTTAATTACTGTAAGTGGTGAACCAAACACGACAGAATGTCTGGTTTCTTTTCTGTTTAATGAAGCACTAAATATTGATGCTGGCTCCCCAGTTAGTAGATATTTCTCGTGATTTTGCTCACAAATCTCTTTATTTGGCCCAAGTATAAGAACTTTTTTCCCGCTTTTTTTGTTTAATCTGTGAGCTAATGCCGCAAGGATATAACTCTTTCCTGCTGCAGTAGCAAGCTCCATGCAGCAGGGGTCATAACATTTTGTCATCCAGTTCCACGCTGCATCAACAGCCTCTTGTTGGTAATCCCTTAGCTCAAACATTAATATGTCTCCATAACGTTCTTGCTCGTATTCTTTTTATTGTTGACTTGCTTACGTTGTATTTTGCTGATAAAAAATCATTTCTATCTTTTGATTTTAATATTTCAATTACATCAGTTTCTTTCAACTTTGCCTTGTTATTTCTTGATCCAACCATCCGGTCTCTTTGTTTTCGCAACATATCTCCAACATTGTCTTTTGCTGTACCTAAAAACAAATGATTTGGATTAACACAAGCTGGATTATCGCAAGAATGACAAACATGCATACCATCTGGATTTATTCCTTTAAAATGCATAATAGAAAATCTATGCGCTCTTATCCCAGAGCCATTTTCATACAATCTACCGTACCCATCAGGGTCTTTTAACTGAATCCAATTCCAACACTCATTTTCTTTTGATTTTTTAAAACCAGATAAAAACCTATCTTCAATAGTTCCAAACTTATTCCTCTGCATGATAGATAGTCTTTCTTTAGCTTCTCTGGCCTTTAGGCATCCGCATGATTTTGTCGTACCATTCCTTAATGCTACTCCGTACACAACTCTAATTTCTCCACATTCGCATTCAGCAAGCCAATACTTACCGGTTTGTGTTGTACCGGCTTTTTTATCAGCTAATCGCAAAACTGTATAAGATCCAAATTTCTTACCTGTCATATCTATTGTTGGCTTACCCATGTATACCTCTGATAACTAACAAAAATTATAGTTTATCATAAAAAACAAGAAGGACAACAACATTTGTCATTCCACTTCTAGCATATCAATCGTGGCATTGAATTTAGCCATCAGTTTTATAAATGGGTCGTCCATAGTCATTTTATTTGCCCACACTTTCTTGAACTCGGCGGACGTTAAAACGGGCTTTTCTTTGTTAGTCATGCGCAGCATTTTGTTATTTGATGAGTAAAAACCATCGTACTCAATTACCATATTTTCTTGGTCTACTGACTCGATAGAATAACCAGTGCTGGTTATGAAGCACGGATGGAATATATGCAGCTCTTCATTTGTGCAACGCTGGCAAATTGGCGAACCTTTAGCTGCGCAGCTTTCGCAGCTGATAAAAGGCAAGTTGTTACCAATACACAAATCATAATGGTCGCAGTAAGCACAATACTCGCCATCTGTACGTGATGGTGGTTCATCCATAGCTGACAGTGCAGCGTAGTCATCCAACGCTAAATAAGCGGAGTTAGCGTCATACTCAACGACAAGCTTTTTGGTTAGCGTAAACACCAAAGCCTTATGCAGAACATTGCCTTGTGTTGATAGTTGGCCTGATAAATTCATTTGCGCACTGATATGGCCCAATGAAAATTCTTGCTCAGGAAATACAGCAAGCAACATAAATTCGTCATTGTGTTTAACGATTCCATCGATTGGATAGAATCCATTCAGCAAAGCGCCTTCATGAGCGATTTTGTAATGCTCTTTAATGCGCGACAGCATGAAGTTTTTTACATGTGCTGATAATGCGTCTATCTGTTCCAATCGCTTAGAGTCGTTCAATTTGTGCTCTGTGTAATATCGTGAGCGCATACAAATATTATCAGTGTGCATATTAAATCCTATCAATGAAGAGATTTAAAAGGCCCCGTAGGGCCTAGTTGTTGTTAGAACGGAATATCTTGGTCGATATCAATCGGTGGTTCGCTATTTGTTTGCTGCTGAGCAGGCGCACTTGTTTTTGGTTGAACAGTTCCTTTACCTTGCACGGCGTCAATCCAGTTGCCTTGCTTATCTCCTGCTTTCCACACTCGCTGACGCACAAACATGATTTTGTTTGCCAGGTTGCTCATCAAATCCATATCCGTTGGTTCACGGTCAGCAGCGATAATCTTACCACCAGCGTTGAAGTCGATTGCAGCTAGCATTTCTTTTGCTTTATCTGCTGCTGTTGGCTCACTAGCGTTAACGTAAAGTTTTTGGAATGTTACTCGTCCTTTGTGCTCACCTTCGATTACATCCCAGCGTAGATTGATATACCGCTCACCAACATAACGCTTTGTTTCGCCGTTTGGCAGTTTGTCAATTTCAGACCATTTAGCTTCTGTACATGCAACTTTAGTTACGGTCTTATCAGGAATTGGCAGTAAGTCAGTTTGCGATTCAAAATTACCAGTTACGGTTGTTTTATTAAGTGTTTCGCCTGTTGATTTAGTGAAAAAACCCATGTTATTTACCCTCTTCAATTAATGTTTGTGCAGGTTGTTCTGCTGTTTGTTCTTGTTCAATTACTGTCTTTGCTGCATGTTTGTTAGCAAAGTATGGAATCAATGATAGCAGTGGGTTTTCACCCTCTAGCAAATCAATCTCTTGCTCTAACTTGAAGCGATTTTTTGCATTGATGTAACCAACCGTGCCGTCTCCGCTTGTGATTAATACTCTATCTCCAGTTTGTGTTAATCGACCATATTTTGTCGTATTGCCTTTTTTATCCTTCTGGACTCCCATTACAAACTCTTTGTTTTTGATGTAGATGACCGCATCAACCAAGTTTGTGTAAACAGGAACGCTTTTCTCGTGCATATCCAACGAATAAACCGTGTACTCGTCAGCATCAGGTCTGTTTTTCATTTTCTTAACGCCAGCGTGGGCCAAGAAAATAACCGTCATGCCTTTGCGTTTTCGTAACACTTCACAGGCATTTTTAACATCACCATGCCATTCTGCCACCGTGTCGAAACCCTTGTGAAATCCGCCGCTAGCCTCTGCAACATTATCAACGCCGTCACGCTCACAAAGCTCATGGTTAAACATGCGGTCAAGTGATGTAACAGAGTCAATAATCAATGTTTGATAATCATGCTCTTCATTAAGCAACATGCGCATCTGGTCAAGAATGACGTCTTTTGTGCTGATTGGTCTCTGCATTCCTTTGTATTTAGCCCGTGGCAATTCTGGAAACAAATCCGGCTTAACATCATCATCCCATGAATCAAAAACTGCTTTTCCGTCCTCTGCACAGATAAAAATTGCATTTGGAAATAAAGCCCCTAGTGTTGTCTTGCCAACACCGGGAGTACCAACAAGCGTAATCATTGGTGGTGCTGATGTTGGCTTTTTTACTAAGTCGCTGAGTGCCATATCTATTCCTTACAATTCAATGTGATACTGTTTGCAAATCTCGATCAAATGCGCTGCCTGTGTTTCTGCATCATCAGCTGCATTATGGTGAACACCAATTCGCTTGAATTCTTCAACTGGAAACATGTTTTTGATGGTGCGATAGCACGCATCATTCCAAAACTTCCACGGTTGGATGATTTCACATTTACGGTATGCATTAGACAAAATCACGTTATCAAATGCAGCGCCATTACCCCATATTTTTTGCGCATTAAAATCAGTGCAAAACGAGCCAAACATCTGCAAAACCTTGCTTATTGGTAACGCCTTTTCGTTTTCATCAAATGCCTTTCGTGCTGCATCTGATTGCTTTAACCACCACAGCACGGTTGATGTATCCATTTCCATTCCTGCTTTAAGGCAAGATTGCAAATTAACCTGCTGGTAAAATTTTCCGTGAATACATGTGTTATCAAAAGCAACCGCACCAACTGCAATAATTGCCGAGTTTGCACTGTTACCCATCGTTTCAAGGTCTAGCATGATGTCCATCTTTTTACTCCGTTGTTTCGCTTCGATGTGATAAATACTATTCGCATAAAAACATCCAGTCAAGCATTGTTTAAACATTATTTTCAGCGTAGTATTAAACGTAATTGCAAACGTAAGGAGAAATTAAATTGAGCAAATCGATATTAGAACAAATCAAAGAGCAAGAAAAAGACCAGCTTGAGAAACTTATTGCATATGCAGGGTCGGCGTCTGCTCTTGCGTTGCTTATTGATGCTAGCGCACAGGTTGTAAGTGGTTGGGTTTCAAGAGGCCGCATTAGCGCAACAGCAGCACTAAAAGTTGAAGAGTTCACAAATGGAAAGTTCAAGGCGTCAGAAATGCGCCCAGATGTTAAACAATGGAGAAACAAATAGATGAAACTATTAGCTATAAGATATTACACGGTATCAAAAGATAACTACCAAAGATTAAGTGATTGCGAGGATATTTGGTATGCAAATGAAATCTACACATTCGAGCAATTAATGAATGAAGACATTCTCCCGTGGGCTAATCACCACGGTTTTGCGGTAGAAGTTACAGGGAAAATTTACGAAGAGGACGCAGAATAATGGCTAGTTTCATTTACGACTACTTAGAAGCAGGTTTCCGTATATTCCAGCTGTGGAAAATTGTTAATGGTGAATGCAGTTGTGGGCAAGATGACTGCAAAATGCCTGGAAAACATCCGCGCATATCGAATTGGACTAACGTCCCGCACTGGTCAGATGAACAAATAGAAGTGATGGAATCAACAGGACAGTTAGATACTGGCTTTGGTGTTGTTGTTGACGACCACCTGGTTATCGACATTGACCCGCGCAATGGCGGTGATGAGTCATATAAGCGCTTGTGCAAAGACACTGGTATCGACTATGAAGCTGAAAGCGGCTTTGTTGTGGCAACTGGCGGCGGCGGGCTGCACATCTATTTTAATAATATTCCTCCAGCATCACTCATGGCACACCATAACGACTACAAAGGGATAGATTTTAAGTCTGGCAGCACCTACATGGTCGGCTGTGGAAGCCTACATAAATCCGGTAATTACTACGAAAAGAAAAAAGGTAACCCATGTGATTTAACTCCTATTCCACCAGCTTTGCTTGAACTACTAAAAAAGCCAGACCATTACCGCGCTGTATTTAACGGGGAAAGTCTTGACGTAACAGAGCAAGAAATTTGCGATATGTTAGCTCACGTTAACTCAGACGTTGATTATGATGATTGGATAAAAATCGGAATGGCCGTTCACCACTCTACCAATGGGGACGGATTTCATCTGTGGAACGCATGGTCATCAAAAGGCAAAAAATACAATGGCGGTGATGAGCTCGATAAGCACTGGCATTCTTTCGGTAAGTCTGCCAACCCCGTCACCATTGGTACACTTTTTCACATGGCAGAAGCTGGTGGATATAAACGCTCAATTACTTTTTCTGTGTCAGAAGATGATGCAAAAGAAGTAATAAAATATAACAACAGCGATCATCCATTCAGTATCGATACAATCGACCTACTTCGCCCACCCGGGTTCGTCGGAAAAGTTACCAACTGGATAAACTCACAATGTCTTTTCCCTCGCGAGCATTTAGCAGCTGCAGCTGCAATATCAACCATTGGGAATATTGCAGGGTTGCGCTATACAGACGATTTAAGCAGTGTTACAGCGAACCTGTTTGTATTCGGTGTTGCTGCATCAGGGACTGGTAAAGAAGCAATCATGACCGCTATGATGGACTTGCACATAGCGGCAGGCATTAGCGCGGCTGTACATGGCGCTATCAAGTCTGAGCAGGAAATTATTCGAAACCTATTGCGCCATCAGATGGCCGCATACCAGATTGATGAACTAGGTATCGTCCTGAAAAAGATTTCCAACGCTGGAAAGAGTGGTGCAAGTTATCTTGAGGGTGTAATAGGTACGCTTATGTCTGCGTATGGTAAGGCTAATGGATATCTAACCATCAGCGGAGACCTGAAAGAAGATATTCGCGCTAATTTGATGAAAGAGATCGCGCTGTGCAACGGAAAGATAGACGAAAACGAAGACAGTGACGGATTTTTTGCAGCCAGATTATCACGCTCAGAGGAAAGCCTTAAAAACTTGGATAAAGGAATTGTTGCACCATTTCTCTCCATGTTTGGTGCTACTACGCCAGTGACATTTGACGGCATGGTTAACTATGAGCAAGCCACAAACGGTTTTATTGGTAGAGCATGGATTGTGCGAGAGCACGAGACAAACCCACGCAAGAAAAAGAAATTCAAGAAAGCTCCACCAGATAGCTACATGAATGCCACTTTGAAGCAGCTTTATAACCAGGGTACTTGTAACCCTGACATGCAGGTATGCGTAGAGCATCGAGGTGATAAGATTGAAGTTCGCACAGACAAAGAAGCAGAAGATATGCTTGAGCAAGTCAGCGATTGGATTGAAGACTACGCAGAGAAGCATAAGGGCGCTACAGGGCTTGAAAGCATCGTAAAACGCGGTTATGAGCTATGCGCAAAGATAAGCCTGATACTTGCCATACCGTCAGGTCTACGCACAGCAGAGCACGTTAGATGGGCTTATGCTGCAATGCGCAAAGATGTTGATACCAAGATAATGCTAGCACGTTCCAATATGCTGGCAGAGTCAGAGCGTAGCGACTCGCTTGTGGATGTTTTGCGCACTCGCATTATTTCAGCGTGTGGGTATGAGGAGGGGGAGCCAATCAGTGTTATCTGCCAGCGCGCAATGAATAAGAAGTATACCAAACAAGATGTGCAATCGATGGTTGTCGCTATGGTTGATGATGGAAGCCTTGAGTCGTACGAAGTAGAGCACGGTAAAACGCATGTGAAGTCGTTGCGGTATGTGGCGGTTTAGGCTAGTATTGTTAGTTATCTGGTGTTACGCACCATAGCGCTCTTTGTTGGACTCATTTAGCTTTAGAGAAATATTAATATTTGAAAGCCCCTCTCCGAAAGGAAGGGGCTTTTTCATGTTTCGCTCTTTTATATATAGATATATTAATATTTTAATATTGTTATATAGAGAAATTTAAGTAAATTTTAACGCCGAACTCGCCATACGATAACACGATTTTTGCGCTTGCGGAATAGGTTAAAAAACTTTATTTTTATGCCTTGTTTAACTTGTAATAGTTAAATTATTGGCGTAGATTTAATGACAAGTGAGGCGCAATGGTGCGCGGCATGGTAAGACGAGTGGAGATTAGAAATGCAGCAAGAGAAAAAACCATACAGAGGTTTTGGAATGTCACCAAACAATACGGATGGCAACGGTAGAGTTATTAAGGTCACAAAATCACAATGCCTTTCACTGCTGAAAAAACACATGGCAAAGAAGACGCCAAAAAACGATGGATGCAAACACCTAACTGTGGTTGATTGCGGTGAATACTTTAAATGGAGCGCCTGCTAGGCGCTTAACCTGGAGACACAAAATGACCTACGCAAACATCACAATCGGCGATTTACTGGATACCTACATGTACGCAGAGCGTCCTGATAACTTTGAAGGAATCATATGTGATGCAGATAGCCAAGCGGTAGTGGTTGTATTCAATAGTTAGCAACAAGGCAAGCAAACGTACAACCATCGTAAAGAAATAAAAACTAAAACGATTCAGCAAGCATTAAAAATAGGAGTAACAACATGAACTATGCAGAGATGAGCAAAAGAGAAATTAACGTAAGACTTCACGCGCTGCTTGTGTGTCGTGATAAAGCCAAATTCACCGGAATAAGAGGAAATTACACGTTTTGGATTGTTGACGGAAAAGAAGTGACAGCAAAATACGACCCGCGTGATATTGCGAATTACAGTGGCGATATTTCAGTTTTATGGCCGTTGATGATTGAGCATAAAATTGTTGTTACTCCGCTTACTGATTATCCGAGCAAGTTTTCTGCTGATAGAGTGGTTGGTGTTAATGATATCGATTTTGATGATGATTGCTTTTTAGTTGAATCTGATATCTGTTATCAAGATTATGACCCACTTAAAGCTGCTTGCTTTGTGCTTTTGATGGCTTTAGGGGATGAGTAGCATGTGCAACACAAACTTAACACGCGAACAACTCGTAAGCATCCTAAGCGATGCACAGCAATTGGTGCAGAATGCCAGGTCGGCGTTAACGCTCGATGTGGCGTATAAAGGCACCAAAGAACCAGCGCTATTTGGGTTTTATGAGGATGAGTGCAAAGCAGTGCACAAGCGCGTTGATGCGATATTGGAGGCGGCAGGAGTGGTGTTGCCGGAAGTTGTTGTTGATGGAGTAGAGATTTAAATATGGGAATCAAAATAAATAGAGCTTGGTCTATGCCAAATAAGAATACATTCAGCATAAAACCAATAAGTGATTTAATTTGCAGATATACAAATGATGCGGTTATTTCTGTAGACCCATTCGCAAACGCAAACAGAATTGCAAAATATTGCAATGATTTAGATTCTCAATACAAAACAGAATACTGTATGGATGCGCTTGATTTTCTTAAGATATTTGATGATGAATCAGTTGATATTGTTTTATTTGACCCACCTTACAGCCCTAGGCAAGTTTCAGAGTGTTATAAAAGCCTAGATATGACAGTAAACATGCAAACAACTCAGGCATCGTTTTGGTCAAAACTTAAAGACGAAATATCTAGAATAACAAAGAAGAATGGCGTGGTTATTACATTCGGTTGGAATAGCGGAGGAATTGGTAAAACAAAAGGATTTGAAATTGAAGAAATATTAATTGTTGCTCACGGCGGTTGGCATAACGATACGATATGCACAGTTGATAGAAAACTATAATATTCAGAAAATTTGCAGCATATGCCAAGTAGCGCATGGGTTGTGATTGTTGGGATTAGTGATAGAGGATGAGATATGAGAGAGATTAAGTTCAGAGTTTTTGACACAAAAGAAAATAAAATGATTGAGCATTCCAATGGAGCTAGAATTGACTATGCGCTGCATTATTGGGAAACGCACAAGCACGTATCCGAGCCGATGCAATTCACCGGAATGTCAGACAATGATGGAAATAACGTCTATGAAGGAGATATACTTTTAGATGAAAATAATTACTACTGGCTTGTTTCGTTTTTAGACGGAAGGTTTATAGCTCATGTTCCAGATACGATTTATGATTTTGTTAACTTAGATGACTATCAATTCAGTGTTGTCGGAAACATTCATCAGCACGCGCACTTATTGGAGCAAAACAAATGAAACAATTAAAGCAATATAACAACTCATTCAAGCGTCAATACATTAAGATTGCAGCAGATATACGAAATATTGGATTAACGCCTGAAATTGAATTGAGAATGCGAGAGCTTGGCATCGTAGATACTGAAACGTCAAAGGCTGTTGATTTTCGCTACGGATTAACAAGCGGAACTGGTGAGTTTTTCAGGCTACAAGTTAAAATGCAGCTATGTGACGGCTGTGTCATTATCGTAACGCAAGACGAAATAGAACAATTTGAAATGTCAGACAAAAAGCGCGCAGTTATTGAGTCAAATATTTATGCAAGAATGCTTAATGAAATGATCGCTGAAGCAAAGAAGTGCAATGACAACGAAACAGTTAAAACATTTGAAGACCGCTTTAATCGCGCCATTCAGCAAGAAAAAGGAGATACACAATGCTAAAACTTAAACAATCCTGCGGTGAAAAAATCGTGCTGAAAGATGCACAAACAGGTCATCATTTGATGACGATTACCACCATGCTGGCTGATGATGAAAAGCTGGCTATTTACAAAGCACCGCTGATTTGCCGGGTTGAATATCCGGCAGGTAAAGATGGATTCATTCCAACAACTTACATGCCAATCCCGCACGGAGATTGGTTTAAGTTCGGTAAAACACTTTTCCGTGTAACAAGTCGTAAACGCGCAACGGTTACTTATTGCTTCACGCAAGAAGAAGATGAAGTTTTGGTGCTGCGGGCTGATTTGATTCAGCGGAAAGATAACGAAAGCGCGGAATTGCAATATTTTTAATGTGATATAATTTACACAAATAACCAGGAGAATTTACATGCTTCAACTAACAGAAAATCAGCAGTTAAACGACTATACAACGCTAGCGCTAACAATGGCTCCAACCTTCTACACAATCCAGACTGACGGCGTGGTGCAAATGACTATCGCGGCGGTAGATGTCGGGGCTTACCTTTCCAGCTTGGTGAGCACTGGCAAACCAGTCATCATGACCAACGGCGCTATCAAGGTGGCTGTAACTGGAAATATTGATGGATGCGTAGTTAATGGGCAATTGGTGCAGACAGTTGCAGAAACAGCGACATAACAGAATACATTCAAGGGTTTTGCCTCGCACTTGCGGGGCTTTTTTATTGGTGCGACATTAACGACACAACACCGATAAACTGTTACAATTGAGTTTATTTTTAGGAGGTTTTATGGCATTAACAACAAAGCAGGAACTGTTTGTGAGTGCCTATTGTTCAAATGGTTATAACGGAACAAAGGCAGCGATAGAGGCAGGTTATAGCGTAGAATCAGCTGGCGCAATCTCATCAGAAAACCTACAAAAACCAGATATAATCGACGCTATTGATAGGTATAAACTATCAATAGCAAGACGTCACGGAATAACCGTATCTGGCTTACTCAAAGAGTTAGAAGAAGCCCGCACCATTGCTCTGTCATGCGAAACTCCACAGACAAGCGCTGCCGTATCGGCTACGATGAGCAAGGCAAAGCTAGCTGGGCTAGATAAGCAAGTCATTGAACACACCGGAGCAAATGGTGGACCAATCCAGTCTGTACAGTTATCGAAAGAAGACTTCGAGGCTATTAAAAAGCGCGTTATTGATGAGGCCGATATCTAGTGGCGACGCTTGAGCAGCATCTACTGCGTGAGCATCTAGAGCAAGACCCAATGCTATTCATGCGTTACTTTTTCAAGCAGCGCATGGGTAGTAAGCTACTTATCGGTGACCATCACGCATCAATAATGTCCGCGCTTAATCGCGTACTGACAGGCGATATAAATCGACTGATAATCAACGTCCCGCCTGGTTACACAAAGACTGAGCTATGCACTATCAATATGATGGCGTACGGCTTGGCAATCAATCCAAAAGCAAAGTTCCTACACCTGTCATACTCGCACAGCTTAGCGCTGCTTAACTCATCCACCAGCAGGGCAATTATTAAATCACCTGCCTTTCAGTCCATGTGGCCTATTGAGTTGAAAGATGATGCTGACAGCAAGGCGATGTGGTGGACTGAGCAAGGCGGCGGTGTGTATGCAACATCATCGGCCGGTCAGGTTACCGGCTTTCGCGCTGGTCACATGCAGGAAGGTTTTACAGGGGCATTGATTATTGATGACCCAGTTAAGCCAGATGATGCCTATTCCGAAGTCATGCGCTCCGGCGTTAACAATCGGTATAACGAGACTATCGCATCACGCCTAGCGATTGAATCAGTGCCAATCATCGTCATCATGCAGCGCATCCATTGGGATGATCTATCAGGTTACCTGCTGCGTGGCGGTAGCGGTGAAAAGTGGCACCATTTAAACCTTCCTGTCATCATTAACAATAATGAGCCGTATCCAACAGAATACACGCACGGCATACCGATTGAGCACTGCCTTCCAGATGGTTGGTTATGGCCTATCAAGCACGGACCAGAACAGGAAGTTGCGCTTAAATCACATCGCCGTAAATTCTGGGCTCAGTACATGCAGAAGCCAATCAAGCGTGATGAAGAAACGGCATTGTGGCCTGAGCGCATCATAAGCAAGTCTCATGATACCGAAACAGGAAGTGATGAGCGCATTGTGG